TTAATTTTGTAATTCATTAACTTTTGCTTGTGCGTCTGCTAATGCTTGTTTTGCTTTTGCTAGTTCATCAGCCTTAGCTAATTCACTTTGCTTTTGTTCAGCTTGTTCTTTTGTCTTGGCTTGTTCCTCGGTCATTTGAGGATAAGTCTGATCTAACTCATTAATCAATAAAGCATATTCTTTTTCGACTGCATTCTTGATTAATGTTTCGTCTGCATCAGAAAAGCCTAAAACAATTAAAGCTTTAGTAACAATTTTAACTGCGCCAGACTTCTTAGCTTCACCTTCAAAAAACTCCGTGACACCCAATTTCTGCATAGCCACTACGGCATCCTTAGCTAATGGAGATAGCACTTGAATCAGGTTAACAACCTGTTTGTTTCCTAAAATCACCTTACTGACATATGCACCAATAATAGGAATAGCTGTAATAGCGATCGTTGTAATTAATTTAGTAATTGTATTCGTATCCATGTTTTCTCCTTATTTGATTGTGGCGAATGCCTTCATCATTGAGACTGGTTCACCACCGATTTCAACATTAATCGTTGTAGCTGTTTGACTGATAACTTTGTATTTGCCATTTAACGTAAAGTACTCCATACGTCCGTTGTTACCTTGAATATATTGGTTACGCAACTTGTTGCCATATCTGTCAGTCAATGTCATAGCTGAAATAGGAATATAGTTATTGTAATCAATGGGCTTGATGCTCATATCAAAGTTCACACCATACATCTTGTTGTTATAACCTACCCAGTAATCAGCGACATACACACCGCTGAATGTAGCGTATTGCGTCTTAGCTGGTGTACTTGGCGTGTTGGTTGATTGACTTGGCTTAGATGCAACCTGTTCGGCTGGCTTGTTGTTATCCAATGAACCGACGACCATCACGTTCCCGTCAACTCCGTAGTGATTATCAGCGTATTGCCAAATCTTCACATTTGAGTAGTTAGGGAAATATTGCATAGGTGGTGTTGCTTGATGTGCTGTAGTTAAGTACCAAGCTAACCACAAAGCGTTAGGATAACGAGCGTTAATACGACTTAAATCAACGTATGAGTTCACATAGCTAGTGTAGCTATAAAACATAGGTTTATACCCAGAGGCGTAAATCTGATCCATGAACGCTAAGATAGCCGTTGTGTTATTGGCCTTGTTTGCACCAGCACCTGCTTCGTAATCCATTGCTATGTATGAACCTTTAGCTAGCCCTGCATTTTGTGCGTCTTGAACGGCTAATTGAGCTGAATAAGTAGCTTCACTTACTGAATCACCTACTTGTGCCCAGAAGTAACCGCCTGTTTGCATACCAACTGCATCAGCGTTGTGAATTTGTGCGTAGGCTTTAGGGTTACTATAATGAGCACCCTCACCGCCACCACGTCCGCCTAGCTTAACCATTGTAAAGTTATCGTCAACTTGCTTAAACGAATTGAAATAACTTGCTGTATCACCTTGATAACTGGCGACATCAATACCATTAGTATTAGCTGATACACCTGTGATTATTGCACCAAAAAAGGCAACCGCTCCAATTGAAGCGACTACCCATCGTTTTAATTTATTCAATTTTCAAACCTCCCATTTATCGTGTTTCCACGTTTCCAATTTAGTGAGTCGTATCTCATGGTTGTCCGTGATACTGTTAGATATTTTTAGCTCGTCTTTCAAGCTAGCCATATCCGTTCTCAATCCATTAATTGAGTCCACAATGGTATTCTTCAATACCCACCACAAACCACCCAGAAGAATAGACCCCACACTTAGCCAACTCAACAAATCATGTGGCATTTGCATTTATTCACCTCCCTTCCTTAACGTCCTACTGGCAGTGGATAACTCATAGAACCAACCAAATTACCGTTATGATTATCTACAACTTTTACCCATAAAGTCGTTGTATCGTTTATGTAACTGATAACTGGATAAATTGAGGTTGCTCCAATGTCACTTGATGCTGATGCAATTTCTACATCTGGACGCAGGCTCCATGGTACACGTCCAATCTGGTTACCGTTATTTGCTTTACCCACGTCTACGCCACGCCAGCGTAGGAACACAACGTTATCTCTAACACGATATTGTGCATAGCAAGGATTACCATTATCAGACCACAATTTAGCTCCTGTTGATGCAATATCTAGGTTTAACCAACCCGAATCATTAAGCATTGGATTGCTTTGTGTTACTGTTCCTGATGTAGCAGTAGTTGAAAATGTAGCTAATGGTAATTCATAAATGAATCCGCCATTGTTGAGGTCTTCTTGCACTAAATCACCTGTAACAGTGCCAAGATACACTTGATTGATTGTTGGGTAATAGTTGGGTTGTCCTGCTTGTCCTTGCACAGTGTTGGCTTTTGAAAGGTCTACAACGATTGCCAAGTTTCCATTCGAGTTAGCTGGTAGCGTAATTTGTGTCGGACTTATAACTTCGACTAATCGTCCTAAAATAATTACTTGCCCTGTGTCAACGGTTGCCGTTAAACCATTAACAGTTATTTTTAATTGATTACCTCTTTTTAGAACCCCTGAAGTGTCTCCGCCTAGAGCTGATTGTGCTGATGCAAATTCACGTGGTGTAACAAAAGCTCTATCGCTGGTATACATTGTTATGGCCATTATTATTCCTCCTAATTTGTTGTGCTGAATAAGTCATTTCGTCCAAAGCGTAGGTTTCCAAAAGTTAGGTTAACCACTTCTGAACTACTGTCGATTGAATATGCTGTAAGTACTGACTTATATTGTGTGTTGTCGTAGTAAATATTTGATTGTAGCCCTAGTTTCACTTTTTCTAGGGGTAGGAAGTTGTTTCCTAGTTGTGCACTAAATTGAATACTATGAGAGTAAGTGTTTGCTGATAAATTACTTTGTGCTATTGATTCGTAAGTAGGGTTATCAGTCGCTGTTTTATCAAATAAATATATCTGTACCTGTGTAGGCTTAGCCACGCTGTCTGTAAGGCTCTTACTTATAGAGCCATCTTTAGTGAGCCAATAGCGTGCTAACACCGTAGGGCTTTCCATGTCTGTCGACGCCTGGTCTACGACCCAAAGCTCGTTATTGTAATTTCGTAGGTTTCTTGAATCACTAACTACCCAATTATTGAAATCATAGACATCATTTTTAAAATTCCAGGTGTCTGTTGCCTGATGAAAGTCAATTTTTGGATAATAAAAAGGCACCTCGTTTGAGATGTCTTGCCCTATTCCTGTTACTTCAAACACTGTATTATGTAGTTTGAATCCACGTATTAAGTAGTCTATAAAATTGCTTGTACTAATTCCATCTGATGAGGTTACTTGAAAGGCTGTGTTAGTCGAGTTGGTAAGCCCCTTATTGAGTAAGTTAGTGCCCATATTAGAGTTAATATAGTTGTTTATTAGCTTTAATATATGAGATTCATAGCTATTACCACTCTTGCTACCCACAATAATGTCACCGTTAAGTAGATTCCAAATATAATTAGCACTTAGGGTCATAAGGTTACTAGAATCATCTACATCTACTGTGATTATCTGCCCGTAGTACATTAATGTTGCGCTATTATTTGGTCTAACAGCCACATAATCACCTGTCATAATGTTAGTGTTCTTATCAATCGTGAATGAACTGGTAGCATTACTTAAGGCATCCATCTGAATATCATAGCTGAATAACTTATAGGTACCTTTTATAACTAATTTAGCACTATCAAACACTGTAATATCAAGCGCCAAACTCATACTATCAGCCTCTCTTCTTTGAAAGTTACGTCCAGTTGAGCATTTTCATTTAAATAAGCTAATAGAGTTGATGTACCTTCTGGCACTCTTAGATAGTTGTTAACTGAAAAGTCTGCTAATTGACTAACATCACTGAACGTGCCATCTGTGTTATACACTCTTGCGTACTGGTCTTCTGGATAAGAACTAACGATTAACCTCTGGTTATCAGCCAAGTACAAGCTAAATTTAGCTTTACCAACCACTGCACCATCTTGGATAATCTGCCATTCTGGGTAGATGTTACATCTACCTGTGATAGTTATCAAGGATGGGCTACCTGATTGAACGCCATAATATTCACTGTTGTTGTCTAACGTGATCGCTTTTTCACGCCCCGTTACATTGCTTTCAATGTAAACAAATCCATATTTAGTAGCCATTTAAACCTCCTATTCATATCAAATATGTACACCCAAAAAGGGTATTGTATTATCCTGCTGTTGTTGTAGATGTTTGAGCATCTTCCACTTCATAAACCGCATTATCGAAATCAGTCTTATCTTTGCGCACTTGTAACTTATTAGCTTCATACAAATCTTGATTCTGGATTGTCATGTTGCTTGATGTTCCTGAATCTGAAACATTAGCGCTAAAGTAAGCAATTGCTTGACCATCTGTTGTTTGTGAAGTTGCGTTGATTGATACACTTTTATTAATTGTCATTATTTAATTTCCTCTTCTTGTTCTGACTGTGCTTGTTCTTTTGCTTGATATTGCGCTACAACTGACTGTAGCTGTGCGTTAACGTAAGTTAGATTAGTCAGTTGTTGCAGTAAATTGTTAATTACGTCTTCCTGTCTTGGTTGCATTTTTTACCTCTCTTACAACATGCTTAATTTGTTTAACATTGTGTACAAACTATAACTTTTACCTTTGACATAAAATAGAACATCATTTGTGTCATCAGTACCAAAGCCAGCCTGTGATGGTGTATCAAAGAAGCCAAACCATTTATGCCCGTTTGATAATGTTGCTCCTTGGATATGCAATGCTCTTCTATCTGTAGAACTAAATTGTTGGGCTATATCAATACCACCTTCAAAGTAAGTTGGTTGGTGCCACGTCATTATGTCTTCAACATGCCACCCTGCTTTACGTCCCTTGTAGCCAGCTACAAGGCTAGAATCCCACGACATTTTCATGTCGTAGGTACCTACGCTGTTAGTTACACCGAACCCAATACCATCGCCACCTCTAATGGTGTTAGTTCCGTCTGAATTTAAGTCATAATCTGGGTCTGTAGACTTACCTGTATGCCATCCAGCAAGCTTAATCATTAGATAATCTACGTTGTCATGGTCTGGCATGGTTTCATGCTGGAATGTACCCAGATACTCATTTTTGCTACTAATCAATTCGATCTGCCCATTTAGAACATTAGTGGTACCTAAAGAACCATCTAACACCAACCCATCCTGATTAAATTGAGCTGTGCTACCTTGTGAGGTACTAATAGTCATGCCTATTGGGCTAATCTTCACTGACTGATATAACCCATTCCAGTTTGACTGAATGAAATTAGAAACATTACCAGTCAACTTAGCAACGTCTAGGGTAGCAATCTTAGCGCTGGTAATTGTTGCATCGCCAATCTGTGCACTACCTATAGCACCGTTTGCAATCATGGCTGAGTTAATCCACGCTGTACCCTTAATCTGAATGTTTGGTGCATCAATCGTCACATTCTTGCTAATAAGGCTCATTTGAGATGCATTACCAACAATGCCACTGGTAATTTTGCTGATATTATCAGTAATACCAATACTCCAATTATCCTTAAACAGTGACAATACTGTTGAACTACTAGATGTGCCATACGTTGGTGTGTATGGTGAGGCATTAGCCCCTATATTCAAAGAAGGTCTAGTAATATAATCGGTAGCATTTGCTGATGAGTGTGCAATAATAACTGATACAAACGCTGTATTAGCAGGTGCCGTCTTATTTTCCACTACATACTTTTGAATGCCTTTATATGCTGTTCCATCTATAATGTTTCCTGCGCTATATGTGGCTAAAAGTTTCCTACTTGAATCCCAGAACCCAATTCTATAATCAAGTGCTGTTGATACTGTAGGTGCAGGTGAACGTCCTGCAACAATTGATGCACTAAATACTTTTCCTGCACTAGCAGTAGCCAGTGCGCTTGTGTACCATGTTGCTGATGCGTATGATATGACCCTAGAACCATTTACAACTGGCCAATCTGCAAACCCTGTAGATTGTGTAGCACTCCAAGCAACACCTGCTGTAGAACCCACAGAACCACCATTAGATAATGCGTACCATGTACCATTTAATGGGTCGAACTCTGAGTTAGCTACCATGTTGGTTGCTTCAACCTGTGCCAATATACCGTTAGCAGTTTGAGTTACTGTAGAGTTCATTCCAGTAACTGCACTAGATACTGAACTTGTTGTAAAGTCCTTAGAACTCTGCAACGTGTTTGCATCACCCTTAGTTCTATCAGATATTTCTGTCTTAATTTGATTAGAAGTTTGAGTAACAGAACTTTGTAAACCACTAATATTATTAGTTGCTGTTGAAAGTGTACCTTCTGCTGTTTGAACCCTCTTAGTTACTGAATCAATGTTAGTACCTTGTTTAGATACTGTGTCCGTGATTCCGTCTATGGTTATTTGCTGTAAGGCTACCTTGTCATTGCTGTTATATGCCCCTGGCACATAATCACCAGCTGTAGAATCGAATACCCCCATAAAGCGTGACATTAATTGCTTAACGCCCTCTCTAGATTCCATTGATATTCTCATTGTTACCGCAGTATCTGGAACTTTAACATTAGTCAATGACGGTAGTGTCATGTAATCCCATTGATTTGTAACCTTACCCTTAGACCAATTAACATATTTACCAGTATTAGCTACTTCTTTACCGTTTTTATCCCAGAAGGTAATCCACATATTTGTGTAAGTTCCATATGTTAAAGTCTTTACATACCAACTCATAGATACAGATATTCCACCTGTGACAGGGACGTACTGTATTAACCTGGCATAAAATTGTGAAGTTTGGTCTGTGGTATCAAACAAAACAGCATTAGATGATGAGTAGCCTTGTCCTGGTAAAGCAGCAACATGTGAACTATCTATAGCATTCTTTATAGGGTCTGAGCTTGCCCCAGCTGTAGAACCATACCAACCAAACATATCAGGGTTAAACTCTGTGTTAGCCAACTGGTTGACTTGACCCATAGCATTTATCTTGGTTTGAATGCTAGATACTTGATTAGTAATTGAATCAGCATTTACCTTAACTTGTGAAATTTGAGCATTATAATCTTTTTTAGCTGAATCTAAATCAGTATTAGTTGCTCTTAAAGTAATATCTTTAGTGTTCTGTGCTATAGATGTCTCTGTAGCTTTAACACGATTATCATTGCTAGTCTTATAGTTTCCTATAGTTGTTACAGCACTATCAGCAGTTTGTTGCGCTTTAGATACTGATGTACTTAAATCACCAGTTTTCTTATCGTAATCTGATTGACTAACCTTAGTGGTTACGTCCTTAGCAGTCTGTGTAATATCAGATTGTGCCTTAGTTATACGTCCATCTGCGTTAGTTTTATAGGCATTCAATGCAGTTGTTGCTTGGTCTGCTGTTAATTGAGCTTTAGCAGTTGCACTACTCAAATCTTCATATGCAGGCGTCCAAGGACTTGGTACATTACCAACTTCTAACTTAATATTAGTAATAGTAACAGTCCCTTGCATTCCGTCCTGTCTAAACATAATTTTGTTTGCTGAGGTATTATTAGCCCATGAACCACTCATTGCAACTGTTGTTGACACATAGTGACCTGCTTTGTCCGTTACTTTTACATTGCCAACCGTGTTAAAAACACCCCAGGGTGCATTACTGAATTGTGGGGTAAAGGTACCTGATAATGTCGAACCTGTAGCAACCCAATCAAAGGATAATGTTAGCTGAGCTTTTCCAAAATTGGCATATAAATCACTAGCTTTCCAGCCATTAACCAAAAATACTAATGCTGTAGAGTTAAAATTACCATTGGCACTATTACTACCAACTCCTGTAAATGTTTTATCAGTGTTAGATAATAAGTTCCTACCGCCTACAGCTAGGTTATCAACCTTAGTAACAGTTGCATCGAATCTATCAGCACGTTGTTGCAGTGTGCTAATTGAACCTGATTGTGTGTTTTGCGTTTTTTGCAAGTTACTTACAGTAGTTTTAGTACCATCAGCATCAGCTTCTATAGTTGTCATACGTGCATCTTGTGACGTGTTTGTTTGCTTGATTGATGCTATATCTGTTTTAGCTTGATTGGCTGTTTGAGTAACGTTAGTAACATCAGTGGTTAATTGCCCTGTTTTAGCGTTATATGTGGATGTATCAACCTTGCTACTTAGACCTGTTAGAGCCTGTGTAGCAGTTGATTGGGCTGTAGTTATTTCACCTTCTGCATCCTTTTTGTTTTGACTAACTGTGCTTGTAATGCTAGAAGCTGTGTCATCAATTTTCTTATTAATAACACCATCTGCACTAGTAGCCACGTCTATAGCATTTTTCTTAGCTGTATCTGCATAACCCTGTGCTTTTGTGTCTAGAGCACTTACCGCTGATGCTCTATCTGATGCTTCCTTAGCTATATTGTCTGTTAATGACTTCTTAGCATCTGCTATGTTCTGATTAGCTGTGTCTAATGTGCTTTTAGCTACTGTAGCTGTGTTGGCTTTAGCGTCTTGTAAGGCTTTATCAGCCATAGCCTGTGCTTTATTGTTGAAATCACCATCTTTAACAGCTAAATCAGTTTGTTCTTTAGCCACTTGGTTAATTATTTCGTTAATCTGGGTGTTATTATCAGCAATAGCTTTATCTGTGTTATCAGAAGCTGTCTTGATAGTCTCTTCAATACGGTTACTCAAATCTGGGTCTACTTTTAGTACCCAGTCTTCACCATTGTATGAGTAAATCAGGAAGTCATTACCATCTTTAAGGAATACCGTATCACCCTTTTGTGGATTGTATGGCATGGGATCACCAGCATTAATATAACTTAAAGGGGTTAAGCCATCACTTGATAATTGAGCACCACCAAAGCCATAAGTAGCATTATCAGCTACATGTGTTAGCTCTTGTTCAATCTTATTTAATTTTCCGCCTGTGATTATGTCGCCATGTTCCCAGTTTGTTGGTTGGTATGCCAAATTGTTAACCTCCTTATTCAATATTTGTTATATCTACTTCTGCCTCATCAACGTAAGGCTTATTACCGTTTTCGTCATCGTAAGCCAAGCCCATAAAGCCAAAACCATACTTCATGTTTGCATCTGTTACACCATCTTCTGGGGCACTTGTGTAATCTGTGGCTGTGTTGCCTTCTTCTAACTTAAAGTGTCTGAATCTAAGTGTTTGACCTTTTACGAATCCTGATGCATTAGTTGTTGCCATTGCGTTTAATCGAATGTAAAACTTATTTAATGTAGCACCTGATAGATTAGGCAATGCAAACGTATAAACTGCTCTAGTCCACGTGTCATTATTAATCTTTGTGGTAGGTGAAAATGTATTACTTACCCTGAATGCCACGCCTGGAACTGTACCTTTTACATCGACTGAAATTGTGTACGTCTTGTCAAAACTGAGGACTGAATCACTCATATTAGCCCATGCTTCTGCTAGTCCGTAGTACCATTCTGTAGAACCTGTACCCGTGTAATTCAATGTAATAGCATCACTGTCATATACAATTGTTGAGTTGATATTATTATTGGTTACACCTGATAAATTAGGTCTTGAATCAGCTGATGCGTTTTCACCTGATGATTGTAGTATCAAGTTCTGATTAAAGTCACCTTGTTCATTAAAAAAGCCTGAGCCATAAATGCTCAAACCTGTGTCAATGTTATACGTCTTATATCTACCTTGTTTGTTGTTATACCAAGGGTTAATGAACTCTATTGTAAACTGCTCAAATAATTTATCGGTTTGTAATACTGTCGTTCCGCCTATTTCTGTCTTAGTTAAACTGGTCAATCTTGCATCGCGATGCCAAGTATCAACACCGGTTTTATACAGCAATGTCAATGGCTGAAAAGATAAGAATGTGGAAAACTGACTAAAGGTTTGGTAACTTCGACTTTCAACATCCCCAAACAATATATTTAATTGCATCTGTCCTTGCTGAATATTTATTTTAGTTGCTTTAAAATAACTTTCATATTGACTGTAAGTGTTTGTAAACACCGTTCCCAATCCTGTTGGTGTGTTACCAAATAAATTTTCAGAATTTAAATCAACACTTTCACCACGTGCGTTATTTAGCACGAACATACTCATATGTACTCCTTTCTAAAACCCGCCCCGAAGTATTGTGTATTTAATGGCGATTTTTTGGTTTAATTAGCTGATCTAACCGCTCTAGCAATCACAGCTTTAGAAAACTTATTCATAGCAATATCATCTACTGACTGGTTAGCCTCTGTAGTTTGACCTAAGATACCTGCCAATAACTCAACAACACTATTTAGAGTTTTATTAGTAGCCTCAATCATATTTGATAGATTGCTATTTGAACTTTCAGCAACAGTCGTATTAGAACTAGTATTTTGTGCAAAATGAGTGACTGTTTCACCCAACAATTCCATTGCTCGAGATTTTTTAGACAAATCCCAAGGAATTACCGCCTCTGTTATTCCACCCTCGGCGATGTTTGCTAAGTGTGGCGTATTGGTAATCGTGCCATTTGCATAACCGTGTCCTTGTCCTAAGAATGACAAATTAGATCCATAACGATTTTTCGCATAAGCTAAACCAGCTAGCAAAGAATCGTAACCATTAAATGGATTGCTGTGTCCTGGGAATTTGTAAGCGTTAAACGTAGCGCTGATGACTTGCATTAACCCCTTAGCTAGATCACCTGATGCGTTGTTAACGTCACCTATGTTACCCTGTACAGCCTTTTCGTTACCACCTGATTCAGTTTGAATCTGACGTAACACCTTATCGACCATTGAAGAACTTGTTGAAAGTCCGTTAGCCTTTAAGGCATCTACAACCTGTGAACGCCATCTAGTAACGCCTGCACCACTTGGTGCTCCTTTGCCTCCGCCTGCGTTTCCACTTGATTCAAATCCAGACTTGAGTTTTGATAGCATCTTACCAAAACCATCTTCGATACTCGTTTTAACCATTCCACTAGATGAATTGTGACCTGTATCACCGACCTCTAGTTTATTGACATCAAAAATCTTAGACGCCATATCAGTTAATGTTTTAACGGGATTGGTTAACTTTTCAATCGCCTCACTTGTTGCATCGGAAACATCATCCCAAATATCAGAAGCGCCTTTAGTCATTGAAGACAAAAACGATTCAATTGAAGATGTACCTTTAGCGTATCCTGGTAAGGTTTTACCTAAACCACCTTGGAATAGCTTAGCTGTATCACTAGCATTCAAAATCTTGTCACCAGGGTTAAGATTAACAACCTGAGCACCATTGGTACCTAGAAAATCAACTTTGCCTGAGTAAGGTGAATACCTTGCTTCAACGCCAGCTTCACCGACAAGAGCTTTTCCACCTGATACACCTCGAGAACCAGTAGCGAAAGCACCCATGCTGACTGGTGTATAACTGAAATCAGCTCCGCCAACTTCGACACCTTTAATACCAAATCCTTTGACCAAACCATTAAAGAAATCACCTAATCCTTTCCAGATATGATGAGTTCCTTTTGCCTGTTTTGAAGAGGCTTCCATTGAACCATTGGCTTGAAGTTGCGCCTTATTAACTACGCCATTGCCTTGTTTACCAGCAGCTTTAATAACACTGTTTTTCTGTTTATCGGCTTTGTCAACAACTTCATTCCGCTGTTGCGTTGCTGCGTTAGAAGTTTTATTGCGTTGCTCGGTAGCTTTGCCAACAATATCATCATGTTGCTTATTTGCAGATTCAACTGTTTTATTTTTTTGATCTCTGGCAGCTTTGGCAGCTTCGTCACGTTGCTTGTTAGCATGATTTCTAACATTTCTACGCTGCTCTTTTGCCCATTGACTATTACCTTGAAACTGATTTTCAGAAGCTTTTATCGTGTCATCACGTTGTTTGTTAGCTGCTTTTTTAGCGTCTTTGTACTGGTTATTAGCGGCGTTTACAATATTATCACGTTGTTTGTCAGCGGCTTTAGTAACCTTTTTGAGTTGTTCATCAGCAGCCTTTTGTGCAGCAGCCAGCTTTTTATCAGCATACTTTTTGACGCTGTTATATTCTTCTCGTGACTTAGAAGTAATATCCTGTAACTGCTTATTAGTTAGTCTGCCTTTATCCTTGGTCAACTTATCCATCAACTTTACTTGCTCGTTGTTAGATAACTTGATTTTTCCAGTTAAAGTTGTGTGCAATTTAGCTTCTTCAACGGTTGTTTCAGTTGCATTTTTGACAGTCAGTTTATTAACAGCCTTTTTCTTGGCCTGATCGTCTTTGGCAAGCGCCTGCTCTTTCTTTTTATAGTCCTTTTGAACTTGTAAAGAATTTTCTCCATACTTAGCAGCATCTTTAGCAATTACGCTATCCCATTTATTGCTGTCTTTTTGCTTAGCTTTATTGTACGAAGTTTCAAGCTTTTGACGTTGCTGTGAATAATATTTTGTCAATGCTGTTCTATCAGATTGACTTAGTTTTTCAACACTATTAGCCTTTTTGCCTTCTTCTTTGATAGTTTTTAATCTATCTTGATATTCTTGTTCAGTAAGATAACCGTTTTTCTTTAGCAGCTTAATATCTTGTAAATCTTGCTTTTGCTTTTCAGAATAGTATTTTTTAGAAGCTTTATTCAAATCTGAATAAGCATCTTTCGCATCAACTTTCGGTGCCTTGATAGTTATCTTATTATCTGAAAAAGCCTTTTTTAATGCTTTATTAAGCTTTTTCGTAATTGATTGAGCTGTCTTAGTACTTCCTAACGAATCACCAATACCCGCGCCGATTGCAGCACCAGCCATTGTTCCAGCCCCGGGGATAATACTTCCTAATATAGCTCCGATACCACCGCCTATAACAGCACCAGCTCCCTTAGATGCAGCGCTGATTTTATCACTAGACTTTTTAGAACTGATTGCAGTAGCGATACTTCCACCTACATCAGAAGCAGTTAGCGCTATGCCTAATCCTGAAACAACTTTACTGGCAACACTAGCAACTTTAGCTCCAGTAGATAATGTTGCCAATCCGCCTCCTGCTCCGGCTGCTCTTGTAGTTGCGGCTGTTTCAACCATCGTGGTTGCAGCACCTGCTTTACCACCTACTGAACCAGTAGCATTAGCAGCTGTATTTAATGCTGCGGTTGTTTTTAAGACACCATTCAGTTCTTTATAAGTACCAATAGCTGTTTTAATCCAACCTATTGTGTCACTTATCTTTTTAAAAGCCCATATACCAGCAAACACTTCTGCAAATGCTTTAATTTGACCAGTATGTGTGCCAATATACTCAACTAAACCAACTAACTTATCGCCTACCCAAGCTACTCCCTCAGCAATTTTCTTTAGTCCGTCTTGACCTTCTTTGGAATTAAAGGCTTTAGCCATTTTTACAGCGGCTTCTGATATGACTGGCAACATTTGTTTACCAATCATGATCATAACGGCTTGACCAGCTTGGCTAAATTGTTGCAATTCAGCTTTAACAGACTTCATGTTCTTTTTGGCTAAATCAGCTACATATCCTTGCCCGTCTGCGGATTTTTTAACTTTTTCATTTAGCTCACCTAGTTCTTTGTTGTTTTGAGCTAAAATTACACCAGCATTTTGACCAGTAGTACCGAATAAACTATTGAATACTGAGTTCTTTTGAGCAGTACCCATATTCTTGGTTTTTTCGTTAATAATGCCCATGATAGTTGTCAAATCACGTAGGTTGCCGTTTGAATCAACTAATTGACTACGACTAATACCCAACTTACTAAGCATGTCATTAGTTCCGCCAGACTTAATCGCTTGTATCTTGCCGTTCAATTTTTCAATGGCTTCTTGCTGCGTTTTAATGGCAGATGCAGCTGATTTAGAACTCTTTGTGCCAGCTTTTTCAGCTGCTTGATAATCAGCTATTTTTTTCTGATGGTCTGCTATTTTTTCATTTAACGAATCAATTGATGAAGCCGAACCTTTTTGTGCCGCCTCTTGATCAGATAGTGCACCTGTAATAGAATTAATAACTTTACGTAAACCAGTACCAGCTTTATCAGCTTCAAGACCATGGTTAGAAAGAATACCCATGGCTGATGCTGTCTCAGATAATTTAAATCCTGCAGCATGAGAAGAATCACCTACATATTCCATTCCTTTTCCAAGGTCATGAAAGTCAGTGGCTGTCATATCAGCAGCATAGGCTAACTGGTTAACAACTTCTTTGGTATTTTTAGTCATCTTAGCAGCGTTATTAGTACGCATGCCGTATGCATCAACAACCTGAGATGTAACAGTAAGGACATCATTGAAATCATCACCAGAAGCTACTGATGCTTGCAGTTCAGACTTCATGGCTTTTAATGCAGCCGTTGATGTGTATCCTCTTTTTTCTAACTCCAAGTACCCTTCAGCAATAGCCTGTTGTGACTTACCATATTGCACAGAATATTTGGCGCCGTCTTTTTGCATCTGTGATAGATTTTTTGTTACCTCAGCTTGCTTTTCACCACCCGTAGTGGCTATGTTATTTACTTTTACAAATGTATCTTGTAAGTTTGTAGCAAGCTGAGCGCCCTTAATTGAAACAGCACCAATACCGACAATAGCAATACTACTACTGTATGCCATGTCTTTGATTTTCTGGCCTGCAGTATGGAACCCATTACCCATCTTTTCAGCAGCACGGTAAGCACCATTGGCTCCGCTTGCGTACTTGCTTAACCCGTAAGGATTGGCACGGTTAACTTCTGCTTGAGTTAATTTCAACTCGTTTTTCATGTTAGCAACATTTGTTGCCATTTCATTCACTCGAACAGCTTGCCTTTTGTATGCATCACTAGCTGAACCACTTGCATGCTCAATTCTTTTCAGCTCTTCTGATTGCTTAACATACTGTTGGGAGAGGTTTGATAGCGAGGCTTTCATATTATTAGCGCTAGTAATATTAGCTGCTCTAGTATTATGCTCTGCTTTCAAACGGTTGACATACGAATCAGAAACTTGATTCATCTGCTTATATTCTTGTTGCAACTTTGCTAATCCACTGGTTTGATACTCCATTGAAGACTTGGCACGTTGTTGCTGAGACTCTAAGCTAGCTAATTTTTGATTAGCCTGTTGGATGTTTCTTTCGTATTTTAAAAAGGACTCAGCACCTTCTTTTGTAGAGGTGTCTAAGCCCTTTTGACGTTGTTGCAATTCAGTTATTTTGTTTTTCTGAGCTTCCATTTCTCGGCTCAGACCATTGTATCGCTCTTGTGACGCTTTTAAGTAATCGCCCGATGATTTAGCCGCTGCCTCTTGAGCTTTCCAAGCGTTTTTAACAGAAGTAACAGCATCGTTCAAACCACGTAAACTATTAGTCGCTTTTAAAGTGTCTAAAGCAATAGACGTGGCCATCTCCGCCTGAATTCGTTCAACCATTTACTCTCCTTCCCCTGGTATGTTCAACCCCATTTGTTTAGCAATAGCTAATGGATCACCAGCACGTTTATCAGGCTCTTTTGCATTAAGCATATTCATGAATGAAAAATATTCCTGATTATCTAAATCACTTGGCAAAATACCGTATTCTTTAAAAAGTTGTTTTTTTAAATAACGCACCTCTTCAAGTTGGTTCTTCTTGTCGAATACTTCCCTTCTTATTCGACCAAATCTTCTTTTGGGTCTTCTTCATTTACCTCTTCTTGACTTTCAGAAGCAAGCCTAACAAGATTTTCGTATTCTTCTTCGCTAACGCCCATCATCATCAGTTCTACATATTCATAAGCATCTGAAAATTGTTTAGATGATACACTATGGGTTAGTTCGTCCATTTCTTCGTCAGAAATACCAAAAATTGACTTGATTACGTCCATCTTAATTTTGCTAGATTTCAACTCATTTTTCTGGATATCAATAAACTCCATACCCTCAGTATCAGCAAGTTCACCGAGTTTTATGCTGTTTTCAATCGCTTCTTCTCGCAAACCAAATGTCTTTTTTATAGATACCGTCTTGCGAATTCCGAACTTATTCAACTTAATTTTTTCTGTATTAACTGCCATGATCTAGGCTCCTTTTATTTTGATATGTACGGGTAAAATTACCCTAAATTTAGTTACAAAACGACGTATTTTTTTAGTGACAAAGTTACATTTTTTCAAATTGAAAAATGAGAACTTACAAAAAAGTTACAAAAATTGTGTAACTTTACGAAAAAAATGTAACTTCTGTATCCCTTGACAGGCATAGCCCGAATAGCAAAAAGTTACAAAGTTACATAAAATACTATATAAATATATATATATATTATTACAAGGTTTAAAGGTAACTATGAGTAACTAAAAATGTAACCCGCCCATTTTCATGTACTGTTTATTTCAAAAGCGAGTTAAAAAATACTAATTATTGACCTGTTGTGCCATCAGTTGGTTTTGAATAGCCAGGGAAGGTTTCTGCCATTAACGCATCAAGTGTAAATCCATCTACCAAATCAGATGCAACTTGGTATGGCTCACCCCCGAATTGAGTATCAACAACGGGATTCATTGTCGTTAAAGTCATAACGTCGTTTGAATCAGTTTCGTTGTTAGTGTTTGTACCCAACGTCTTGTTTCCTTCGATCATTGTCCCGTTAGCAAAGGCATAATATATTTTATGTTGCTTATCCAATGTTTGTGTCACAGCGATCGCCGCTACGTGCGCTTCTTTTTCACCATCAACAAAGCCTTTGCTTGTTGTTTGGATTTTACCAAGCAGCTTTTGCTTAGCTTCAAATCCTAGATCAAGCATTGTAAATTCGGCTGTTGGATATGAACGAGCCTTAGTTGAACGTTTGGCCTTATTGTTTGAGTATTGCAAGGTTGGTGCAGTACCCAAGTTCTGAATTTGAATTTGAGTAGCACCTTCAGCAGTAGCATCTTGATGGCCGTCTGCTTCATAGATGCCTGTGTCGCTCAAACCATCAGCGCCTTTTATTAATTGACCTGTTGCATTGTCAATTAATCCGAAATATGAGGTAACAATACCTTGTGTTGCCATGAATTAATCCTCCAAAATATAATTTTTTTCAAAATAAAAGACCTTAGTGACTTGATTAGTCTTCGGGTCATTGGTATGTGATTTAGATTGGGTTGTTTGCCAATCGTTTTTTTCTAATAGCCTTGCCAATGATATTTCTGTGTCAAGAATTGGCTTGGTGAAGTTAATTCCGTAAAATATCTGTACTTCAACACCATAATTCATGTTTCTAAAACGGTTGTTGGCTCTCTTATCCAAGTCGTTAACCGTTTCGGTCACAAGAACTACTGTTGAGGTGACATTCTCGAGATATTCTTCATCGATACTTGTTACAAAAACAACATCAGCAAAACTCATTGCTTCTATGAGTTCTTGAACTTCAAAAATGGGTAGTATCATCAATTACCACCTTTCAAAAGTCGTTGATATTCAGCATATTGAGCCGCTAACACAGCTTGTCGAGAACTACGCCTAGCGTCTTCAACAAAGTGATCACCTGGAATAAATTTTGTGCCATCGTTCAATAATCTTGCGATACGACCGTGGTTTATACCTTTTTTGGTGAAACCAACTAACGAGGTACCGTCACGAATGTAATCAATGTTTGTTCCGGAAACTTCAATTGAATCAGCTAAGTGAGTTACTTGACTAGTGTCCTTATGATTTTCATCATAATGTTTGGCCTTAGTAATATCATGGAGCCTTGTTTTGTAGACTTCCGCTCCAACTAACGTAATTTTTTGTCTCTGCTTAACGTTAGGAACTAGTTTATTCACATTACGTAGCCATTGATCTAAAGCATCATCAAGTTCCATCAAATGCCCCCAGTGGTTCTTTAGTAATGGTGATGTAGTCAAACGAAACCGGTGTATTACTTTCATCAGATGAAATATATTTGATGTCGTGAACCTTACCCGTTTTTACAAAGCGAACTTTTAAATTCTCTGTAAGGCTCTCGTTGTGCCGTACAGCAATTATTTTAGTTTCCTGTATACTTGTTCCAAAAATAGAATCAGATTGCGTAATCGAGCGACTACGGGGTGCATATCGCATTTGGCTAGTAGAAGAAACGAAACTAGGTACTTTTTGTCCTGTGTTTTTGTTTAAAACAGATTTAACAGTTCCGAACTCAACCTTTCCAATAAAGTTGCTTGGTTTTAATTTTCCACTAACCATTTGTCTGACCCACCTTCCATCTGATTTTGTTCAGCATGTACTGATAAGACTTAGGATAAGCAATTTGCTGACCAGATAAAGCACCACGATTATAGTAATTGAAATCAACCAATGTCCTAACTGCTTGATTAAATATTGGTAACTTTCGATATATTTCAATATCGATAGTGCTGTCAATTGAACCACGAGCGTCTTCTTCGGCATAATCAATCAATTCCTGTAAAACACCATCATCACCATCAATTGCTAAATAGTCTTGCATATCACCAACCGTGACACCTGTTGATGTTGAAGGCGCACGAGGTGAATTTGTTTCATCTGCCATGAATTACTCCTTATTCGCCACTGACAGATACAGGAGTAGCTGTGTTAGTAATAAAGTAACCGGCTTTGTCATCAGCTTGCTTAACTCCAAATCGGAAAGCAGCACCTAGGTAACGGCCATAAATTTTGCTGTCTTCCCAAGCCAAAGTAATTTCTTGACGGTTAGGGAATAGAACACCACGCTTTGTGTCACCGATAAATGCTTTTTGGTCACCAGCGTTACCAAATAGTTCATCACCAATCACATAAACCGGTACTCCCAGCAACGTCTTTCCGGATGCTTGTGCTAATGATGCAGTTGATTCTTGAAGTAAGTAACGTCCGTTCTTATCTTTCAATGTGTCAACGGCATTGTAGAATGATTGGCTAGCAATAATAACACGTGCATAAGCTGGATCTAAATCAACATTCAAAATGTGCTTTACTTGGTCAGCTAATGTATCACTCGTAGTTGACTTAGCAGTAAATGCTTGCAAAACTGGTGCAATCAAGGCGTTATAAGTGTTAACCTTCTTTTCACCGATTGATTGACCAACCAATGCTGTCAAATCGACTTGTGTGTCAGCAATTGATTCTTCTGAAAGAGGAATTGCACCACGATAAGTATCGACAGACCAGTCTACTTCCTTGAAAGTAGGTTCAGCTAAAGCAGGGTTTTCTGCTAATTCCTTAACAGAATTGAAACGATCGGTTGCACGTTGCAAAATAGGATACTTACCACTTGGAGTAGTAACTGGTGTCTTGTTAACCAAAGTTGATAAGTCAACAACTGAGTTAACTTCAGCAGATGGATCATAAATAATTTCTTCTGGAATCAATACACCAACTTCTGACGAAGTAACTTGTGAAGCAACTGCATCTGAAATCTTTGCACCGCGAGAATGAATGAAATCATTAATGCCTTGCTTTTTTGCAGCAAGTTCAGCGGCCTTATTGTCCAAAATATTAGTCTTTTTACCAGGCTTTTTAGGCTCTGGTTCGACGTCTTCAAAGCTCTTGAGTTGAGAGTTCAAAATATCACGGCGTGTCTTAGCGTCCGTCAAGTCATCTTGAGCCTTCTTAATATCTTCTACTGAAGCAGAATCATCTTGAACCATGTTGTTCAATTTAGCATTCAAATCAGATGCCTTGGTGCTAGCGTCACGGAATGCCGCTTGTAGTTGTTCTTTAGTCATATTTTTCTCCTTATTTACGTAAAATAGCCAACTTAGCTTGCACGAGCTTGTCGTGTTCACTTGGTTGACTATCAGTTGCGTTAGTTTTCAATTTTTGATTTTCACCAACCAAATCTTTGATACGATTGATAATTTTGCGAGGTAGTACATTATTAACAGAATTAGTGACTGGCTCTTTTTCAAAAGTCATTACTTCATCAACTAATCCAAGTTCTAATGCATCGTCAGCATTAATCCACGTCTCTTTATCCATCAAGGCAAGGAACTCATCGACTGGACGCCCTGTTTTTGCAGAATACGCCTTAGCTATGGCCTTGTCGGTGGATTTTAGCGCGTTAGATGTTTTATCCAAGTCATTGTGGTTACCACCTGCATAAGTTGACGCATTATGTATCATTAGTTGAGCAACTGGCGAAATTTGAACAGTATCACCAGCCATTGCAATAATCGATGCAGCACTATAAGCTGAACTTTCAATTTGCGTAATAACTTTACCAGGGTAATTTCGTAACGCTGTGTAAATTTCATTCGCAGCATCAACTTCTCCGCCTCCTGAATTAATTCCAATTTCTAAATCAGAACCATCAGTAGGTAAGTTGCCTAAAATATCAGTTGGTGAGGTAACAGTCATGCCTAACCAATCACGATATATTTCTGCATCATCATCATTAGTGATCATGCCTTTAATATCTAACTTCATTCACTTTCTCCTTTCCCCTGCGTCGATGGAACATAGACAGGTAAATTATTAGGCAACACACCATATTGCTTCAGCATGAATTCAGCCTGCGCTTGACCCAAAGTGCCAACTTTAACCATGTCGTTGATTTGGCTAACACGGGTAGCGTCGTCAACATATTGCATATCAAGTGTTAAATCTTCTGCATTCATTTTCAAAGCAATTTCATCAATTTCTGGGGCTACATAACTAATTAAGTTCTCGTAGTACAAGTTCTTGATTTGTGTGCTGTTGCTGTGCTGACTTTCTGTACTATTACCACCCCCTAACATGTCTACAGGTACACCAAACGCCTTACTAATCTGATTAGCAGAATACTCTGCGTTATTGTTTAACGCTTTGAATACATCAGCTTTCATCTCAAATTGACTGAACGTAGAATTGGAATCCAAAACCATCAGTCGGCCATTATTTGAGCCGTTATTAGCTTTTTCAAATGCATCACGTGCTGCATCAGCATCACCCTGTTCCAGCAGTGCGTTACTAATCTGTAAAACAGAAGTTGGCGTGATACGATTTTTAATCAAGTTCAAGCTTTGGTCTGTACTTGCTGTTGAAACGGTCAGCTCTTTAGTCAAACTTTCTAACGGTGACATCCCCACAAGATATTGATAGGTTGCGTCAGGCATTAACCTAAAGTGAAGTATCTTGTCTTGTGTTAATTTGCGTTGAGGGTGGTTGTTGTATTCAGCCAACGTATAAACTGCACCTTGATTCGCATTGTCAATATCAATACTAATAATCGAAGATGGCGGTATTTGTTCTAAATAATCCAAATCCAACGGTACATAAGCGTTACCACTCAATAACAATTGAATAATGACACCCTGCCAAAATGAAAAACGACCAATCAGCTTTGAAGGCTGATTAAGTCGCTCACTAACATACGTGTTTTCAGTTTTAAACTTAGCACTAGCAATATCGCTTGCTATTCGATTAACTACACTGAATATGTCACTGTTTTTTAGTGCGTTTGCGCCACTTATATATCCAACAGGAAGACCCGCTATTTGTGAAATAACTGGATCATATCCATGCGTACTAGGATAAGTTGTGTCAATGATTTTATGTTGTCGATTTCTCGAAGTCATTAAACCCATTCATTTATTCCCTCCTTTCCATATTGAGAATTATCGCCATGGCTACAAACAGCAGTCCTGAAACGGTAAAACCAATAATTACATTAAAATAAAAAGCACCGATATCAATCAATGCTATTCCTATAATAAACAGAATTGCCGCTAGCCAGTTATCAAAAAAATTAGATATACTTTTTATAATTTTTACTATCATCCAAACATCCTCTTAAAGTAATCTTTCTTCTCATCACGGCTCAAATCATTAAACGGATTATAATCATCCCCTTTAAAATCTTCAAAATAGAACTGTGCTCCAGTATGTGCGTTAACCAATGCATCTGATTGTATCGATGTGATCACTTGTTCTATTCAAACGGTCAATCTTAACAGCTCCACCTCTGTCTTCAATCAACACAGCATTTGTAAATCCATCAATCAAAAGTGGGTCATTCAAAATAGCAGCATTGCCGTTAATAAATTGCGCTTGCAAATCTTTAGTTGGATTAGACAGCACCTGTGAAGTTGGTCGAACGGTAGATACAGGCCATTCATCGTGGTAGTTTTCGATACGTTTTAACAGCCAATCAGATAAGTTGGGGTCAAGCGCTATCATCTTTACTTTCAAGTCGTTGTCAGCAACGAACTTTTCTAACCGATGATAAACTTGGTCTTTATCGATAGTTCCTTCTGGACTTCTAGTTATTTCACACAGCCCTTGTTTTTCAAGCTCGCGATAATTTAAACCATCTTGTTTTTCCTTAGCTTCAATCGTTTTAGCTTGTGCAAAAGGAATAAAACTGAATTGTTTACAAAAATATTTATAACTTTTCACTTCACGATAAGGGAATATAAAACCTAATGAGGTATTATCGTTACTTTGACTACCATCAAAGCCGATATAAACATCACGACCATAAATATCAAAGTCATCAATGATATTTTTCTGAATGTTTTCAAGAGACAAATAACTATTTTGGAACTTACGACTCCAAATGTTCAATGATTTATTAACAAACGTGGCAAGTTCACCACTTCTATCAGCATCATCTCTATCCTTAATCAAACTATTGATTTCAGACTTATATTTGCCCTCGTCCATCTCGTTTAAGTTAGGGTTTGATTTGCTCCAAGTACTTTCTTCAAACACTTCATTTTCACTATCTTGAGCATAAATAATTTGAAACGTATTGTCTGCTTCACGTGAATCATCTTGTTCAATAATCTTGCGCATCAAATCTTGGTCTTTTTTGAATTTAACCTTTGCATTAGGGTAGGCAGTTGATATCTTGACAAACATACGATTTTTTATACCGTTTTGACCAGATGTTATTTGTCGCAATGTTTCGTTTTTATCAGGTTTAAGATTACCAATTTCATCATAAACAGCAATAACGTTGTGAAATGAATCAAATCCGCCACCTTCTGATGTTCCTTTACGAATGGTGTTCTTGCTGATACGCCCTATTACTTGTTGTGTTTGTGCATCAACATCATTTTCTTTAGCCCAAGCAGAAAACTCTGGCATTTTTAATAGCTTCTTGGCCTGAATAGAAACATCGTTAAATAACTTAGTGGCGTGTTCACTATCATAACTAGCAACCAGAAAATCTTGTGACGTTGCTTCCGCAGCGACCATAAAGTAATAAAAGTTAACCAACATGGATGCAATAAACGTTTTGCCCTGTCTACGAGCAACGCTTATGTTAGATGTGGTAAATCTTGTACCATTTTCTTCCTTACGCCAACCCAATAAACTGTCTAATATAAACGACTGCCAATTATACGGCTTCAAAGTGACCTTAAAATTATCAGGGTTAGGTAGTATCCTTGTAAAATTCTCAATCATAGTTACATATGCGGTGTCATAGTGATATGGAAAATCGTTGTCACGTTGTCTACCCAAGTCTTGCATATGCCTAAAACAAGCTAGTTGCGCATCTCGACCAGCTATATACTTATCAGTAAACAAAACATCAAAAGCATATTGAGTAGCTGGATCATTATATTTATCTAAATAACGTTTATGTCGTCTTTTTTCTGATTTAACAGCACCTTTAACGTCTGTTACACCAACTAAATTAAATGTCTGCACCGAACTTCACCAACCTTAAATTATCTTGCTTGTTTTCCTTAACACCAATGTCACTTGGAACCAGTTGACCAGACCTTGCATCAAATGATAATCCTAAGTCAACAGCTAATGATTTTAAAGTCTTGATACTATCATTCATTATTGAATATGCAGGATTCTTCTTACTGAAATCTGTTATTTTATTGCCTTCATCATCAAAATTATAGGCAAATATACCGTTTTCTGATACTTCTTTTTCTGCAATTATATACGTGCTGTATGATGAACAAAAAGCTTCAAGATTAACTGTATCAATTTGTTTTATGGTACCCAGTTTCCGTAACTCAGGAACTATTTTTTTCCAAATTGTTATACCACTTCCTTTTAAATGATAAGGAGGGGTGTCTTGTAGTTCGTTAAGTTCATTTTGTTTCTCCTGAAACTCTAAATTACGTTCTCGTTGGTCTGCTCTGACTGTTTCGTCAGTGCCAGTAGTCCTTTTACGTCCAGAATTGCGTTTATTTACCAAACAAACACCCCCTTTCGTCAAAAGTTTGTGGTATACTAAATGCATATTAATAACACGTTAAACGTTGATATAACAACGTTTTAAATTCTAAAATAGCCCATTCAAAAATTTTTGATTTCTGCATTTGCAAAAAACGAGGACGCCACCTTGTGACGCTCCCTCCGTTTGCCCCCACCCGGGGGTATTTTTTATTTGTACCCGAATAATAATCACTTATACTGCTAAATTAATCTGTAAAAGCCGTACGATTAAACTCGGCTCCAGCTTTGCAACGCGTTAACCCGTTTTATTGCGTTTACGAAGGCAACTCCTTGATCTTGATTATCTCCAAACGAAATTATTTTCGTTTTATTATTCTTATTCAACAATTTCAATCTAATCAATTCGTTTGTTAGTTGATTAGCTTTCGTTCTGTTCTTCATATCGATTCCTTTCGTTGATGAACAATAACTTGAATGATGAACAACCAATAACTAATGTTGATAACTAAGTTCATCATCAAATGTTAAACAACATCAATCATCTTTCCTTTCATCATGACGTTTAATTGAATCAAGTATCCATTGTCTTACTTCATCCTTACACCATGACTTGCTAGTATCTATGTTCTCTAGGAATAAGCCATCAGTATAGACATCATCTTCAAGCATACCTTTGTACCAATGACACCTCTTGCATATCACCCATAGATTATCCTTATCCAGTTGCTTACGCTTATCTATCTTTCTGGGGATGATATGGTCTACAACTAAGTAACCTTTGGTTGTACTTGTACGTCCACAACATTCACATGTGAACATAGCTTGTTGCTTGAGTCCTGCTGATAGATGCTTCCACGTCTTATTGTGGTAGAACTCATTGGCTTCTTTGTCACGCTTGTTAGCGTTGTACTCACGTTGTTGTCGCTTACGTTCATAAGATGACTTAGGTTTGAACTCTGGCTTAGGTCGATACATTGCCTTGTGTATCTCACAGTATGGATTTTCCTGTGCATAAGGTATGGTATTGTGACAGTCAGGCTTACGACATATCTTTACTCTAGCCATTTGTTTCACATCTGTGCGTTTTTCATAGCTATACGTCCTTGCCTAGCCATATTCAACATGTCTTTCAACTTGCTTAATTCACCAGCTGTAGACATTCTTGTGCTGACTGTAATCTCACGGACGTGCATACCATCTAGAGCCTTAGGACTGCTAACAAACTTAGTGACCCAACTGCCATTAACGACAACGGTTGCTCGCGAACGAATAGATTTCACGTTCTCGCCAAGACGCTTTTGATTGTCTGCATAACTAATCATGCTTGCAATCACGTCCATTTTATCTTTGCAAAGAAATATATTTACTGCATCATTCATAATTTTTATTCTCCTTAAATTTATGTATACAAAAAGCCCAACTCAATTTAATGAGCTGAGCTTACATCACTTGAACAAACTCCAAATACTTTTGGTCGTCTTGTGATAAACACTATTCTTTACTGACTTACTAGGATTAGTAATTAAGCCAGTTCCTTTCTTGCCATACGCAGGATTAATAGCAGACTTAACCGCTCGCTTAGCACGTCCAGTTGTTCTAGCACTGATAGACTTCTTGATTGATGGTGTTCTCATTCCAAACTTCATATACTCATACCTCACTTTATGACTACAATTATAGTTCCTTTTTAAAATTAACGTTGAATTAAAATCCTGCATAGGGTGACAACTTTGCTATGTCATTTACAACATTTTCAAAATCTTCTTCTGTCCAAAATCTTGGGTGTTACCCCATGTCCTACATTATTACGGTTTTGCCCACCTGCGAAAGGACTAAACTTACCATAATGATTTTCCAATATATCGTTTAATATATGGACTAGTTGTGGATTATCACTATTCTCAGATATTGCAAATTGTATTAACTCTTTCCCAACCTTCTTTTTTCTATTACTTTGGTTACGCGGATCAAGCATTCCATATTCTGTGGTTGTTGACCTTATTGTTTCTTCAAGATATGTGAAGAAAAAAGGTAGTAATACAGAATAAGCATCATTTCGTGATTCGTAGATTTCAATTGCCACTTGTATGTCTGGTAACCAATTCCAAAAATGAGCCGTTATTTTTATGTCGTTTAGTTTTTTCAAAGTTTCGTTTTTTCTCATATTAAAAATCACCTTAATCCTGTATAAATCGATTATACTACTAGAATTATCAAGCAGAAGTATTTACTGCAAAATAAAAAGCGCTTATAGCGCTTAATCAATTAATTCATTTTTTATTGAAGTTTTTTCTAAAGTTATGGCATTTTTTAACTCTCGATAATATTTCCTAAATGCTTTTGCTGATTTTAATACTTCTGATACGTTTTTATTTTCCATGTTATGTCTAATTTGAGACAATCTTTTTCCTGCCTCGGTGGCAATAATATCCATTTTTTTAAAATCATAATTTTCCGATTCTGAAGTCATTTGTTCTTCAATCCAAGATGCCAATTCATTGTGATTATTTTTAATAAAGTTATAGTGTTTAGTAACTTCGTTGTAAATAAAAACCATTCCTTCAGAACTTTGTTCGACACTCTCACAAACAAAAATTATTTCTGATGACGCGAGCCAAATGCTCATTGCCGAATTTCTAGCCCATGTTAAATCTTCAAATCTTTTTTCAAATAGAAATTCCTGTTTTTGTTTTTTTAATTGTTCTTCAAAATTCTTTTTATCTATACCCTCCTGCCTCTTGAATTGAAACTCTAGGACAATATAAGTAATCAAACCTGCTGGCAAAAAGCCCAAATAACTACCCCAAAAGCTTAACCAATCGCCTTTTATCAGATGTTGACCGAAGAAAAGTGGAATATATTCAATCAATACGGGAACAATGATAAAAGCCAAGATAAAAAATATGTAAGTCCATTTGTGTTGACTACACCATTTAATTAACTTCATTTCTCCAACCTCCAATAGCAGTTATTATACTATAGGAATCGTTCATGTAACTAAAACATTATCTCATCTACTCATGAAATAAATAAAAAGAATATTGATCAGAAATAAGATACCAAAAATTATTTGTGTCTTGTCTATACAGTCATTTAAACGATTGTGCCATAACATGTTCCATCTCTTCTCTTTTTCGAGAAGTCGAATATCATCTTGAAGCTTGCTGATAATTTCATCACGCATTTTTATCTCATTGCGCATTTCAAACTGTTCATCTTTCAAATGAGCGATCATGTTATTGGTCTGCACCATGTTTTTAACTAACATCTCTATATCTGATTCACGTTTGATGTTCTCAAAGTTAATATCTTCTCTTGCCAGTGCCATATATATTCTCCTAAATGTTGTTCACATCATAGTACGTTATAGGCCATTAATTCTCTAACCACTTCATGTGGCTCTTGTAGTCAATCTGTCTGTTCTCCATCACTTCTGACCTAACCTGAATACGTGAGCGCTCATGTCGTGCAATGCTCTCTGTTTTCATCATGTCAGCGTGCTTACGATTAACATCAGTCGCCTGTTTGATATGTCTACGTCTCTTGCGTAGTTTTTTCTCTGCTTCATTCATGTTTAACTCCAAACAAAAAGCCCAACCTATTCACGTGGTTGAGCTTTTAAAATATTCAATTTATTTCTGGGCAGCTTTATGCAGAAATGCATAATACTCATACAGAGCTAACGCTACGAACATAACTAAAGCAATGTAAATCGCCCCAGATACTGCTGTGACAGCTACTACGGTCAATCCAATCGCTGAAGTTGTGAAAATCAACGAAAACTTTTGAAGTTTAGTCAACTTGTCAGTATCTCCTTGAAATGACACTGAGGTCATAATAACACCAACTAATATCATTAATCCAAAGAAAATATGTAATGCAATCATAATTATCTCTCCTTTATGTACGATGCCTTACCCCAACAATAATCATAGAAGAACACATCACGAATATTGCTTCCAATATAAGGCACCTCATTAATAATAGCATCTTCTGAAAGCGATTACTACTAAATTTTGCCAATTAAAAAGCATCCGTTAAGATGCTTTCTTGGTGACCCATATCACTTTATGATATTATCAATACTTTTTTCAGGAGAGTATAGAATGCTTGGGTTACCACACGTTAAATGCTAGCACACAAAGTTACCTTTGTCACTAACATATTTTATGTACGGTGCCTCACTTCTTGCGATGAGAAAGAAGTTAAATACGGTAATAGGAGTATTTATGTGAGACACCTTACAAACTATGTTAACACTATACGTTACTAATTTCTAGGTCATTTTCAGTCTGATTTATTAGTTATCTTTCGAGTTTTTGCCACTATTTTTATTTTTACCAACTGTATACCCAATTTGAAAAGTGGATATCACCAAAGCAATTATAGATAAAACCATTGGCCCATATATATAAATTTCACTCATTTTTGTTCCTCCAAAATTTTGGAATTTTTCTTATAGTCTTGATCATACAACGATTTATTATTTTCGAGCACCTTTAAATCACTTTTAATTACATTCAATGAACTGCCGACACCTTGGTAGAAATTTTGTCTTGCTCCCAAATCTACGTGAAGCTTGTCTGTGTCTTTTGGAGTTTCCGTTTGGTTAACCCTCAACGCATTCACATATGATGTCGCCTTGTAAATCACAGCGTTAAGATTTTGACGATAAACTTGATAATTCATAGCTTGATTTTTAGACAAACTTGTTGGATTTATGGCTTCAATAGTTTCAAAGTTTTGTTGAAGACTATCAAGTTGAAATCTAAATTGACCATAATCAAGTGTTTCATCTCCGCCATTGTCAATTTTATAAATCATCAGATCCAAATCATATTCAGCTAATTTTGCTGAATTAATCAGAATTTTGTTTGTATTGTCGCTGTACCTTTTACTTTGATTCCATTGATATATACCACTAAAAGCAGATATAACAACAGCAATTATTGTCAAAAACCAAGTTACAACTTGCGACAAAGTAATTTCTTTCTTGCTCATAAATCATCTCTCCTTTTACAAGAAAGATGATACCACATCATTGACTTCTTAATTATCAACAATACCATTATTGCACTGTTTTTAGGTCAAAAACTGTCTAAAAACTCGCATGTTTTCGCTACTCCGAGTTATCCACAGGCTGATAAGCAAATACAGACTTTCGATATATCTGCTTAATATTCTGCAAATCTCTATGGCACTGGCTCTCTGATTTAGAAAGTATTCTAGCTACCTGACTCCAACTGCGCTTGCGTCTGCGATCATATCGCAAGGATAGCATGGCTCTTTCATCCTCAGTTAGTATCTTCAAAAAGTTTGACATGCACCACTTGTCACGGATAAAGGACTGAAACGCATAATCACTTTCTTCAATAATCAACTGATTATCCAGAATTCGATTCTCTTTATTTTGAGCAGTGCCACCGCCTATATTTTCATCTACTATTTCAGGCGTCTGCAATTCTATCTTACGTAGCTTAATCTGCATGTCGATTACACCCGAATAATAGTCACTTAGGTATCTGTCTATTCTATCTGCCACACTCCGCTCCTTTTAATGATATAATTACCAAAAAATAAAAGGTCAATTTAATATATATGACACAACTTATACTTTACATTTTGATATATTCAATGATTTTTTTCTTATCAATTACTTTAATAATTGGATTTCTTATCCATAGTCACGGTACCAAAATTATTTCGGTATTTGGTATTTTCATACAAGTATTAATACTAGCCTATCTACACTTATAAAGCATTTCAATGACTGTGAATTTCTTGTGCCATTCGTTCATTAATCACCCTTCCTCATAAATACATAAAACATAGCTGCATCAAGACCAAAAATAATTACGTATGTCAACGCTAATTCAAAATTGATAACCATAAACAATCCAGCGATAACACTAACTAGCATTAGCAAGACGCATATTGTTAGTCCTGTGATTTGTAGTTTTCTCATAAAATTACCTTACCTTTATTAATTTCATAACCCATTTCTTTGGCATAACTATAAACAGCGGTGTTGGAACAGACTATTTCATCAGCAATTACTCGAACGTCGCTCTCACCTTGCTCAACCAACAAAATAAATTTACCCTTGCGCAAGTTTTTTATTTCTGATGGAGGAACTGGTTTATCGAGAATACCATCTTTGGCTAACAATCTTCTTTTAGCATATATTTGTAATTTCGTCTTACCTAATGTCGCAGATATTTCATCAATTCCATAACCATCACTCAACATAGTTATCAAAGCTTTTGTTTGTGACTCACTCCAAAAATGGTCACTTTCTTCTCCTCCTACTGTTTCAGGTTTTAACTTTTTCTGCATCCATGTGCAAGCCTCTTCAAATCCTTTTGTCCTTTCCACGATGCAAAATCCTGTCGCATAGTTTGTCATTGTTTAACCTCCATTTCGTAAATTTCTAACCTTGGGTTTTCTTTGTCAATATAGAAGTCGTGATCGCAACCCCTGATGTTCTTAACGCTATCATTTCCTAAAAACACAACCCCTCGAACCTTTGCTTTCTGCATACCATCAAATATGAACTTCTTGGTAAAGTCCCAGTTATCTGGGTCAATTCGTCCGTCTGGTAAATACCAATCAAACTTTAACTTGCAAGGCCAATCGAACATAATGCCATCTACCATTGCTTGCTCGACTATGCGTTTGGCATATAGAGTACCCATCTTTTTAAGTTTAGAACCCGCATATTTATTCGTTCTTTCTGCATTTATATACTTGTTTAAAGTTTTGTCTCGATACTGCTCGATATTGAAATAAATTTTATTGTTAGTCATCTTCTAACTCGACCATTTCTAACCTCCCTTTGGTTTTGTATTTTTTGTCAGATACAAATCTATTGACATAAGACGGACGTGTCATGAACATTAAATGGTCAAATTTTTTACCCGTCTTTCTAGCAATTTCTCTAGGTGTTCCCTCTGCAATAAATTCATCACCTTTGTACAATGCCCAAATTCGTTCTGCTTTTGGCTTTATCTTTGTTACCATAGTCCTTCCTTTTCATTTGCTCTCACGTCCACAGAAACCGTCCTATTTTACGTTTTAAATGTTGTTTAGTGTATTTGTACATAAACAGCGTTTAACGCCTTAAAACGCTTGTTATTGTCTATCTGGTATTTAATCTATGAACCTCTGCAATCCGCTCATCTATCTTGATGCCTGTCAGGTGGTGTTTCTGTAAGAATGTCTCAATACCTAACGAATGCGCGTCCTGATGATGAATACGACATAATTGCACGGCTCTGTGTTTCAAATGGTTAGTCTTGCGCCTGTCTACCCCTTGACCAATCGTGTCTAAATGGTGCAGGTCACTCGGTCTCTTGCCACATATCACGCAACACTTGTTCATCAGACACTGATATTCCCAGTGCGCTATTTCCTGTGGCTCCAGTTCGTTCAAAGGTTTCACACTCAAACCGATGTTATGCAAAACTGCATAATCTAGTAGCATGTTGATGAACTCGTTTGTATCCGACTTGTTGCCCTTGACTGCGCTCAGGCTAAATTCGCCAAAGTCTAAGCCATGGTAATACTCGTACATACCGTAAAAGTGCCTTCTCGTGCTTTCTACAGTCTCTAACCATGCTCCACCTACTTGTGACAACCAAATGTCATTGAGCAGTGCAAACGCAAATCTACGCTGTTTTGGTGTCGGCTCATTATCATCACTAGCTATCACTGACAGAACTTGTTGCTGATTAGTTGTGTGATACTTCTGCAATGTGCGCAAATCATCATCGCTCATTCGCAATGTGACTAACCCTTTGTTTGGATCTAGCTTATTCACTTGTCCAAATAATTCAGTCACTAAGCACTCCTACACTATTTCTATACCCCAATTCCAAGGTTCACTGTCAACGCACATGCGCTTTGCTAATGCGTACTCCACATCATCGAAATTCGTGAACACTCTCGGGTCTCGCATAATCACTCTGTTATTTTCTGTACAAATCATTTGATAACTCATTCTCTGACATCGTCCAATCCGTCAAACACAACCGTGTTTTCTGCTTTTTTTGTAACCAGTCGGCTAACAATCTTCTTGTTGTACATGCGTTCCAAATCGCCCCTATCGTTATTTGTAGTCACGATAGTGCTGTAACGCTTGTTGCCGTCTTTATCTTTCACTTGCCTTGCTTCAGCAACTCGAAACCAGAACTGCTGTAATCTTTCAGTGGCACTACCTTCGTTTTTCATACCACCAGCTTCTGAACCAAAGTCATCAAGTATCAAAACATCAACTTCACGCATTGATCGCTCAATGTTTTTTATCTTGATAGCTGCTTCATTGTCGTTGAAGTCATACATAATCAGTTCTCGTAAGTCCATAACGCTGACAAACATGCTCAACTTATTCGAGTGTTGTTTCAGTGCATCAATGATTGCTAACACCATGGCTGTTTTACCAGTACCAGCTTCACCGTAGAACAGAACGTTGAAATTACTATCAAACATTCTCTTCGTGATATCTGCTGATTTTTTCCAAATATCGTGGGCTAACTTTTGATTAGGTTGCACTTTTGGGTTCCATTTCTGAAATGTGAACGTCTGCTCACCGCTAGTTCCCCAAACACTATCTCGTTTGTAGATACTTGCCCTGTTATTAAACAATGCTTGCCTAACTCGTTCCTGGTCTTCACGCTCTACCTTTTCACGCCATGCTTGTAATTCTTCATCGCTGACCTTGTTCTTGGCAAATCGTTCATCGTTTTCTAACATCTCCTTGAGGCTATTCATCTTGTGCCATAGCCTCCGTTCTTCATTGCCGGCTTGCTAGTTACCTGATTCTCATTCAAGTAACTTTCAAACTTAGTTCCAAACAATGTTTCAGGCCTTAGGTACTGTTTCATTTTTTGATCTGTTAACCATTGCTTGCTTTTAACATCAATCACAGTTCTGAAATCATCTAAACTAAATCCCTCGTTAAATCTTGCTTTGATTGATTTTTTAGTTTTAGTTCCACTACTTCGATACTTACTGCCAGTCTTTTCGTTCAAATAATTAACAACTTCTTTGTAAGGGAGTTGGTCGGGTTCTTCGGAACCGGACAATATATCTTTTCTATCCTTACCTAACCTAACCTTACCTAACCTTACCTGCGTATCCATGTTGGATACATCTTGTATACGTTTTGTATACATATTATTTTCTTCAACAACAAGTTGGCTTTTTTCGTTGATATACTGGGTTTTGTGATACCTATCGCCTTGTATATAGTTATGAACTCGCCAATCTTTTATAACTACTAACCCGTTTTCAAATGGTAATAGAAACTGTTTCGCGACTAACAACTTTCTATCGTCATCACTAGATCCAATCATTCGTTGGATTGTTTTGGTGTTATCTATAAATCCGTCATCGTCTGCATGCATATTTAAGTGAAAATACAACGCTTGTGTAGACAATGGCATGTCGAGAAAAGTATCTGTGTCAGTAACTTTTTTACTAAACATTCTTCTTTGTGCCATGTATCACCTCTTAGAATGGTAGGTCGTCATCACTGATATCTAACGGACTATTTCCTTTAGAGGCGAATGGATCAACATCAGTAACATTAGTGCTGTTTGGTTGACTAGATTGTGGTTGTTCTCCTCTTGGCTCCAATAGGTCAAAAGTATTAGCGTTGAGTTCATTTACATAAACTCGCTGACCAGCATTATTTTCATAGTTACGTGTCTGCCATTCACCACCCAAACCAACTAGAGAGCCTTTGTGTGTGAAGTTTGAAAGGTTTTCTGCCGCTTTACCCCACATGGTGAAATTGATGAAGTCCGCTGTCGGGCCATCTTGCTGTTTAAATCGACGATTAACAGCTACCGTTCCACTTCCAACTGCTTTGCCTGATTGTGTGTAACGTAGTTCAATATCTTTAGTTAGTCGTCCCGTTAGGTTCACTTGATTCATTTGCTTGCTCCTCCGCTTTTTGATGCCACTCTGTTACTTTTGCTAATAGTGCTTTGTAGTTTGATTCTTGAACGAATTTGAGGGCTGATACACCGACAGATTTTAAGGTATAGGCCATCATGTCTTTACCACTTATTTTTGATGTATCCGCAATCAATCGTTCTAATAATTGCAGTTGTTCTTTTGTAATCAGTTTTTGCTGTGGTGCTTGTTGGCGCTTTGTATTTTTACTTGCTGCATTGCCGTCATCATCAACATCACTTGCGATACCAAATGCCATGGATAAGCTGTATCGTCTTGCATATGTCAATGCTGATCCCTCTGCTTGAGCCGAGTTTGTTCCTCGATTGCCTAAATCATCAGCAATTTTTGAACCGATTAAATCTATCGTTTCGCCATAACCAATAATTCTAGTAAGCATTACTCCGTTGTCGACAACATTAGTGAAAAAGAATTTTGCACCTGCCTCTTTACGAGCTTTTACGATTGAATTAATAACAGCGTCCGAAGTCACATAACTTGATTTGAACATTGGATTACTGGCATCTTTTTTTGGTTGTTCGATATTATTCTGTGTTTCAGCTAATGCCTCGTATAGATTTTGATAATCACTCATATTTCACCCTCTTTTGTGTTTCGTGAACAACGACCTTATCCAAATCTTCCTGTATAGTTTCACCGAATTCTTTCTTCAATTTAGTAGGTGTTTTGACTTCAACTGCTTGCCAACCATACTTTTTAACAAATGCTTTCTTGAGCGCTTCATCATCTTGGGCTAATGACTGTTTGTTGCTTTCTCCATAACTGATGTGTTTGAATTGAGTTCCATTATCTAAACGTGATTTCAATTCCGCATCAGTCTTTTTAATACCGTTTTTTAGATACTTGATCAGATACACTAAGTCTTCAAATGTTGTGTTATCTAACTGCTTTAACTGAACATCATCAGTCATAATACTCAAGCCAAACTTTTGACCAAAATCATCAATAATTGTTATTTCATTTGCCATAATTAATCTCCTGATTCTAACTGTGTTAATTCTTGTTCGAGTTCTTCTACGTAATCTTGGCAACCTTGAATTTCGTCCAATGCTGCATCACGTTCTTTGCATAAGTATTCAATTCTGCTCTGCTTTTTTCGCCATGCTGAACTTTCAACATCTGGCTGAAAATGAGCTAATGCATCTTGTACCATTTGCATTTACCTCGTTTCTTGCTATAATCGAGATATAAATTTACTATCAAATAATTTATATCCAGCGCTTTAACTGCTCCAACAGTTAGGCGCTTATTTTTTTGTTCTAAACTCATCTAAGCTGACATCTAATGCATCAGCAATTTTTTCCATGGTTTCAAACTCAACATGCTTATTGGTACCGTTTCTAATCTCATATATTGTTGTTTTACCAACATTCGTATGCTGAAATAACCAGTACCACGTGAGTTGTTTTTTCTTCAAAATTTCATCAATTTTATTGCTTTTTAAAGACATTTTTTGGCCTTGTTCTTTCTACCTAAAATGGTATTCTTTACTTATACAAACGTTCCTTTATGCGAACTAACTTCTGTAAATTTGATAGCATCCGATTATCCAAATTGATGCGGAAAGGTAACTAAAATATGTCAGACTTGATTAAGCCAGGTACAGATAATCAACGACCAGGAAAATATCACGAAGTTGGTCCACGTGGTGGTGAAGTTCCAAATCCTAAACACGCCACCATTGAACCAGGTGATCGTTTACCACCCACAAGTAAAAAGGGAAATAAGTGGACTAAATGATATCGAATACGGCTATTTGTTTAGTCGTATTTTTTTGTGACTAAATATCCAATACCATTTAAAGATGTCAATCTGTATCCATGATTCGGCATATCTAACCCCATCTTCTTCATACTTTGTTAAATAGTGATGCATGTTTTTCTCCTTTTTTATTTAACCCGCAAATACTTGTTGCTACCATCTGTGCCGCCCATACGTTCCAAGCGGCGCTTATTACGTTGATGCTCACGTTCCTGTGACTCGCCTTGTATCATGCCACCAACGAAAACGAATACAAGCACGATCGCTACTGCTATTATTTGTAAAAACCACATGTTATTCCTCCTTATGCCGCTTGCAAAAACTTATTAATAAAGTATTGCTGTCCCTTACCAGTTACTTTTGGTGTTTTAGTTGTTACGTTTACCCCATTTGAGTTGATATGGTTATGCTCCTTGATTTCGAACAATCCCATTTCCATACTCTTTTGAGTTGGCATGTTGTAGTCTGTTCCCTTACGGCGAATTAGATAGCCATTCTCACGCAACCAGGTAAACAATCGATTAGCTCCTGTATCAATTCCATTCTGTTTCAACAGCTTGGCTAGTTCGCCAACCAAGATACTTGTTTGACTTGCGCTCACTGCATCAGCAAACAATGCTTTGGGTTTCATTTCAGCAATCAAGTTATCCTTATGATCTAATTTCATCTGTGCAATAGTTAATGCGCGTGCCATAATCTGGTCTGGGCTGTTCCATGCTTTTTCAACTTGAATGAAGTACATACGAACTTGCTTGCCTTTTTCAGTTCCAGACATCAGCGCAATTTGCTTAGCAGCATCAACCGTCAATATGTAATCTTGTACTCGTTGTACTGCCCCATTATTAGATTGCGAGGGTGTGGTTACATCCACGCCCTGATAATCTTCATTTTCAATGAGTTGTTTTGCGTTTGTTTCAAACCACTGACTGAAGCGATAACTCTTTTTGACTTCTAATGCCTGATACAATTCACGGGCATTTACTTGCGCTTCGCCTTGATCGTTTTGATTAATCTTGATAATTTCTTCCATGTTATTTACCTTCCGTAAAATTTTGTGTGTGAATCTATCCATCCCTGAACCGCCTTTTTCGGATAACCATCTTTCATGTTTGGTTGTTCGATATAAGGAAATCCATCTGAATAGATATATTTATTAACGTTGTTTATGCCAACTCCTAGAAACTGAGCTAACTCTGTTTTATCCATGATTTCTGGTAATTGACTCTTGTGGAAAAACTTTATAATTTCATCTAGTTTTGCAAGTAGCTGTGTTACCATACGATCACTTCCTTTCTGGTGTTTGCTTTTGTGCTATCCTTTAATTACTGGCATTGCACTGCCTAGTAATTTGAAAGGAGTATACTCATGACTATTTCTGACGAACAGGTTGCTCATGATAAAGCGATTGCTTTTGCTCAAGCTACTTTGTTAAGGCAAATAAATGCTATTAAAGACGATAATCAAATTCGTGGTAAGGAATTTGACAAACAGATGCAACTGCAAGTTGAATTATTTGATTTCACGTATCGCGAAGCTTTTGAACATTTCCTTGAATTAGAGCAATGAATTTATCTCAACTTATGAGAGTTTTGAACGTTGCTTATGATTGAAATTGCGTTAAATAAAATACTTCTGGCCTCTGACTCTAAGAGGTCTTTTTGTTTTAGTTCTTCAACAATTTGTGAGGCTAACTCAGTACGCTTTTTTTCTTCCATAATTTCTCACTTCCTTTCTAAATGTCTTTAAGTCCGAGAATTTTCGCTGCACGTTTTTGGATTTCAATATCCTTTGGTGTTGAATTTCCCGCCAACGCTCTACTAACTTGCGCTGGCGATACACCAAGTAATTCTGCTAGTTCGACTTGCTTCATACCCCGTTCCAATAAAGATACTTTGAACTTTATTTTCACTTTGGATGAAGCACTTTCTAGTTCTGTCATTTGTAACCTCCTGTGTAATTTATTCATCAAGTTATTGACAATTATTTACACAATGTGTAAAATAAGTGCATACGAAATAAGCCACAAATTGCTTACCACCTAGTAATCAGACCGCCAAGTTAGATTTACAAGTGTTCGTTTTTTGTTGCTCAATTACTTGATGAACTTATTATTACACATAGTGTTATTTAATGCAACACCTTTGTGTGTTTTTGTGTAATTTTATTTTCGTCATTATCAAGGGATGCTGATATGACAACGTTTGAAAGAATTAAAAAAGTTTCAAAAACTAGAGGTATGAATCTGAAACAAGTAGCTATTGCTTCTGGGTTGAGTGAAAATGCGATATACAGATATAACCAAGGTGTTGAACCAAGTGGCCCCGCTATTAAAGCAATAGCTGATACCCTTAGCGTTTCAACAGAATATTTGTTGGGGATTGATGAAGATTCAAGCTTAAGCCAAAAGAAAAAAGTGGATATTTTAGACGATGAAACAATACTAGCTTTTGACGGTATGGAAATTGAAGAATCTGAAAAAGAAAAGTTGCGCGATTATGCTCGCTATATAATTTCCTTACGTGAAAAGGAGAATAAATGAACAAAACATTTTGCTATGATCACGTTTATCCAGACATAGTAAATGCGCTTGAGTCAAAAGCCAAAAATAGCGGTACTGTTCTGGTATTAGCCGATGATTTATTAAGCCACGTCCCTGACACCGCTTTAATTAAAAACAAGGCAATTATAATGAATATGAATTTTCAGGTAAACGTTGACTATTGCTACCGACTAGCTCATGAACTTAGCCATATATTATATGGTGATCACGACGCGCAAGCAGTTTACCAATTCAGTGAATATGGAAAGCGCGGTGAAGAATTATTGGCGCATAGAAATGCAATTAAAATTTTAATGAAAATAAAAGAGCCTAGTAATCCAATTAATTTTATGAACTACTATCGCATACCCTCATGGCTGGAAAAGGATGTAATAAAGACATTTAGAGAAGTCACAATAGTGGATTGAAAATTTTTATGTGCCAAACAAACACAATAAAAGGTTTTAGGGAGAGAAATATAAATGAAAAATAAGTCTAAAATGCCCTTTATTCTTATTGGATTAATAATTATAGGGATAATTGTGATTTTCATTTCTATCGCTGTTAATAATGGTAGTCATGCGGATAACGTTTCCACAAGTAAGAATTACTCATCATCTAAAGTTAATTCTTCTTCATCAAAAAGTTCTTCTTCAAAAACTAGGAATCTCTCAGGCTATAAAACTAATTTGAGTTATGACGACTTGTCAAACAATGCTGATAATCTAGCAGAATATGTAGCATTCTCAGCTAAAGTTTTAGAAGTACATGATGATTTAAGCGTCTTGGTAGGAATGAATAACGATGAAAATCAAAAGATAATGATAGATATTCCTGCTGACAATATCTATGAAAACAAAATAAAAAAAGATGAAATTATAACCGCTTACGGAATGAACACATCAAAACAAAGTTTTAATTCGAAAAAATATGGAAAAATAAACGTTCCCGTGCTAATCGGCGATACTATCCATGTTGGTATTGATTCAAATGTATCTGTATCAGAAAGCAGTTCGACAACTAGTAGTTCATCATCTTCATCTAGTGAAACTAGTTCTTTTTCTCAAATCGAATTGAGTAGTAATTTGAAAACTCACCTGGAAAAAGTAGATGGTGCAAAGCTAGAATCTGTTAGTGGCCAGTTTGATATTGAACCTTATACAGCAAATGTAATTATATATGATAAAAATGTTTCAGCTCCAGTTTTAGCCACTGATGATTTGATACAAACAATTAAAGCTCTAAAAGAAACAGACGGGAATGAAAACTTTGAAACATTAATGATTACTGTAAAAGGTACAATAGATGATTCAAAAACCATGATATGTAAGTTAACCTTTAATAAAAACGATTTTAACAATTTATCTGTAACCGATGATACAGCATTTGATCAAATAAAATCGCAAGCAACCGACAGTTTCACCAGAAAACAAGAATAATAGATGCCCTCACGGGCGTACATAATAGACAATGAAGTCTCTAAAATAATGCAAAATAAAAAAGCACACCCCAACCTGCAAAAGTTCACTGGGTGTGCTAAAAGTATACTACAAACGCACGGGGCGTTCTATTAGATTATAACAGATATAAGCCCTCTTTTTAAGGGAGATTTTTGTATGGCTTCAATATATAAAAGAGGTAAAACATTTACCGTTAGTGTATCCGTCCCTTATCAAGGCGGATATAAAAAGAAAACTAAATCAGGTTTCAAAACAAAAACTGAAGCAAATCAATGGGCTATTAAAACAGAAGGATCTAAGATTGATGGTGAAATTAATTTTAAACCGTCACAACTCCTTTCTTCCTATATAAGTGACTGGATTGATACATATAAAACAGACGTGTCACGTTCAACTCATGTTGGTTATGAAATGACTTTGAAAGCTGTTAGCGAATACTTTGAAAATACATCAATAGATCAAGTAACCCGTCACGATGCACAAAAATTTTTAAACGAATATGGGCTCTCTCACTCTCTTGCTACTAGCCAAAAAGTCAAAGGACATTTAAGTGGCATATTAAAGGATGCCGTAGCTGATGGAATAATAAGGGTCAATCCTTTTGAAAGAGCAAAACCGCATGGTACTAATGCCAAAGATAGCTCACTAAAGTTCTTAGAATACACTGACTTTAAACGTTTTATAGAATATCTAAAAGAAAACCATGAGCCAACTCATGATATTATGTTAGTAGCTTCTTTATCAGGTGCTCGATTGGGAGAGGTATTAGCCCTTACCCCTAATGACATCGGTAATGGAATAATCAATATCAGCAAATCTTATGAAGAACGTTTGAATATTGTAAAAGAGCCTAAAACTCCTAGTTCAATCAGAACTGTAGATGTTCCAGAATGGTTAACGGATTACTTACTTACATTATCCAAAGACAACGATGAAAGATTATTTGATCGTCAGCAATCCAGTGTCAATCGTGAACTGCAGAGAATATTAACACGATTAGACATCCCCAAAAGGATTACTTTCCACGGACTAAGACACAGCCACGCTTCTATGTTAATTTCTCAGGGGGTTGCTGTAGAATATATTAGTGAAAGACTAGGTCACAAAGATATCTCTATCACTCAAAAGACATATTTGCACCTCTTACAAGTTAAGCGAAATAAGGAAATTTCGCACACCATCACGCTTCTTAATTCACTATAATTTTCAATATTTACTACAGTTTTACTACAAGGGTATCTAAAAACCTTACGTACCAGTACCCCTAAATCTTATTCAAAGAAACAGCTCGCAAACCAATGATTATGCCAATGCTAATTTTGGTTTAAATAAAAAAACATCTAGAAAATAATCTAGGTGTTTTTTTATTTCACAAATTATTACTAATTCACGTTACTTTGATTCAAAGTCCAGCGTGATTCCGGTGTCGTTGGTAAAATCATTAAAATAAAGAACCAAATATTTCCGATAATCGGAATCAGATCAATAAATATCCAACCAGCACTTCGATTTGTATCGTGCAGACGGCGTGCTTTCAAAGTAAAAGTAGCAATCCACACAATTATCATGACGATTCTTGTTGTCAAATTAGTAGACAAGTCACCAACAGTGTAGATATCTTCAATTGAATGACCTTGCATATTTTCCAAGATGCTAACTAATATTCCACCCAAAAAATAATTGACAATTAACGGTACCCAGTACTGTGTCCTTGTTGCCGTTGCATGCCAAGAAAACATTTTTGTCCAAAATTCACGATAAGCATTAATCAT